GAAGGAGTACCTGCGATTTCGTCCGCTACGACGATTGTAGCTATCCCTTCTCATCCTCCAGCCAACGCTTCCGGTAGCGTTGGTATGGACTCTATTCTGCGATCCACATCTCGCATGCGTAAGATCCTCTTTGAAGATGCTCCGACAGCCTATGCTAGGGCAACCGGTCGGGACGCTTTTAAGGATCTGAGGCATGCGAGTGCGATGGCGTACAGAGCGATGTACTAGTGCACATCCAACACGGTACGGGAATTTCTCGTTGTTCCTGCCCGCTGCAGATCTTATCGCTTTTTCAGACTAAAAGCGCGTATGGGGATTCTGATCCCGTTCCATAGACAGCCGTGGTGACCTGGCGGATGTCTATGGAACTTTTTGGCCATTTTCAGTAAAATGGCGTGGGGCTGTCATGATATGACCCCCACCATTGCTGGTTCTCAACCAGCTCAGTGGTTATGATCTGAACGTGTTACTTTATGTGGCGTAGAGTGCAAACTAGGTGATTAACATTTTTCTTTATGGGTTGTTTTCTTTTAGGAACCAAAACCACCCCACCGATTAAGGAGTAGTGTACGGTGCGATATATGCAATTCAAAATTTTTGGGTAAACCCAAAGTATGAACGGAAAAACAAATGTGGTAGGCCACACCGCCCATAGACCGGCAAGTCTATCCTCGATAAATTATAGTGACCAGGCCACACTGGGCACCGCCCTTACTAATTCCCGTTTAGATAGGAGACAAGTGGAGTCTGAGAACCGCGCCATTGGCGAGGGCCCCTCAGAGGTAGAGTGCACCAAACGCAACATTCTGGTATATGATGATAAATTAATATACTGTTCATTTCCCCGCAATTTCATTAAATGCAAGATTGATTTTGTGAAACGCGGGTTTCCAGAGCGCTACAGCGACGAGTGGTGGTGTAGGCACGTGATTAATTCACGGTTGCCACGCCCCCCCCCGAACGATCGTAGCCTGGTGGAAATTATAAACACACACCCCATATTGGAGATCCCCTCCGTTGTGTCGTTTATTGCGCCTGGCCTACTCTTATTGGGTAGGAGTTCACTACCCTACGAGGTTGTGAACATGGTGCTAAGTTATTTGGGTCACGACAGGAGGCGTGAAGAAGGGGATGATGCGGACTACGAGGAAAGCGAGAGATGGTACATGGTGGATGGTTTTATCACCGAGCATGCATACAAGTACTTTAAAAGCAATCTAAGTGGTTCGAATGGGAGTTGGACTGGGACCGACGATGTCGACCTAAACCTACTCGGTAAGTCTTTAGCGTCCGTTAACGCAAAGCTTGCCAACAAGATGCGTCACAGCGTCAACCCGGGGCGGGGGAAGCACAATTCTGGGAAGAAGAAATCCCGGGGTAGAGCCAACCCCGCCCCACCAACTGTCAGCGATGCGCTGGCAAAAATGGAGAGCGTCATAAATCCGATGGCGCCTCCTACTCCACCCCCGTGTAATTCGGGGGGAAAAGAGAGCACCGGTCCCGCGTTACCAAGACCGGCCGCTCTTCCAAAACCCGTAGAGGGGAAAGTTATGGATACTTTCAGTCCAAAAATCCCCCATGTGTTGGATGTGGTTCACGTACCACAAAATCCCATACATGTGGCTGCCCCCCCAGCTGCTCCGCAGGCAGCGACCCCCCCACCATGCGTAACGCCGCACCCCGCGGACTTTGATTTTATCGGTCCGCGCGTTAGACCCTTTTGCTGGGAACCGCGATTGACTCCCGGTTTGAATGCATTTCAGGGTCTGCGCGACCATATAGCTGTTAGGAGAGCTAATGGTCGGGTTACCTTCACCCGCTCCGTGTATTCCCCCTGTTGTGACTGGTATGTCCCTCAGCCATCAATACGCACATTGACACCCCCAGTATTTTTGGTAAGACTGTTGCGGCTGTACGATGTGCGTTATCGTGTTGAGATTGGGCGGGAAAGTATTTTTGACTTGCACACCGAGGCGTCATTGCGCCGTTTGTGTGAGATGTGCACCGAAAAGGTACGACACGTGAGGTCTCGCGGGTTGGAGAGGAGGGTGAGGTACAGCGACTACTACATGTGTCGTGATCGGTATGGCCACTGGGTGGTTGCCGATCCTGTGACAAAGTTTGGTTGCTGGGTATCTGGATTGATTGGTGATCGTCCAGGAATTGGCCCATCGGATGGGGTCAAGGGGCCGCGGAATGACGGGAAAGTCATCATTCCGTGCGCAGTGCCGGCTGAGACCAATACGTTTTCAAAACGTCTTTGGCGCCTCGTTAGACCGGTACGGGTTGCGCTTGCATGTTGCGCCAACCCCTGCGGGTTTGACAACGGTCCATTGGACTGGTTGTTGGACGGTGCTCAAGGTCCACCTAGTGGCCTTGACCTCGATGTTTTGCCCACACGTCAAGTGTTGGGCACTCGGGAAGACATGACCCGGCGAGTGGGTTATGTTACTGGTTACCGCGGAGAAGTTGATCCCGTGATTGTTCAGCATTTGGTTGAAACATTCACGTCCAACCTCGACGTGGATACCTTTTGCCTTGGTAGGATGAGGCAAGTTGCGGTTGGGAAGTATGCCGAGTTGCATGGTGCGGATGCGCACATGACTGACGAGGTTTTGTACAACACAACTGCTTTGGCCGCTGCGCGGCTCAAACTCATGGTCGCCCGATCAGTCTCTTTTCAGGGACTGACAGTCGAACGTGTGAAAACGCGCATGTGGTAGGATGTCGGCAAGGAAGGCGTACTCTGTGAGGGTGTATCGCGTCTTTCTCTGCCGTTAATCGCGACTAGTTCGCACAAGTATACACCAGTGCCCCCTGACATGACGGTTGTTGAGGGCGGGGAGTATTTGGATAAGCAGATAAAATCTGGGATTATGAATGAGGATTTGACGCCGAATTTTACCGATGTCGCGTTGCGCGTACCACCAATGGTGCGTTCGGTATTTGGCCCCTTTTTTCCCTTAGAGCAACTCCATATGCCTGGCCATGGGCCAGAGGAGTATCGCACTTTGGTTGGACGGATGATAGCCCTTAGGGCTCCCGAACGACCAGGTTTTTCAGAAAGCTTAGCCAAACAGCAGGTGGTGGGTATTAGAGAGTTGAGACCACAAATCAATCTCTTTAAGAAGCATTTGGAAATGCATATCAATCGTAGATCATACGAGCAAGAGTATCCCGAGTGGCTATTTCAGCCGCACCCGAAGCGTCAGCTTCGGCTAATGATCGCTGCCGCTGTGCAACGGTTAGGGAACAACGATTGTGATGATGAAGATGACGTGGACTTCAAGGGCAAGGACAACGAGCTCCTTGGGGGTGGGAAGAAGCGCGGGATCGCGAACATGAAGGAGTTCCGGACCGACGCAACGGCATATGCCATTCCGAGCATCAAGGATGCTTGGGAGAAACCATTCCAATTGAAGAACACAATTCTTCGGTACGTTAAGAAGGCTGATAAGGAGAGTCTGGTGCAAGCTTTTAAGGAGCTTCTCGAACCGGAATTCAACCATATGAGCTTTGTGTACCATTCGGATGACTCGTGTGTGGCAGCCAATTGTGCCGATGGCGTCGTGTATTTCAACGGCGACATCAAGGCATGCGATGGCTCACACAGAACTGTCATTTTTGATAAGCTTTTCCAGTTGCTAGCGTTCACTGGCGGATTGCCTAACGCACACCACGCCCCCCTCACTCGAGCATTCAATTACTTAAAACGAGACCTGAGAGTTCGTTTTCCGAAAGACAGAAGGCAAAAAGTTAAGTATAAGTTCAAAACGATGCGGCTGTACTCCGGCAGCGTCTTGACGACTTTACTTAACAATTTTGCCAACTTGTTAATTGGAATGGAGTTGACCATGCTTATCCCGAACCCGGGACTTGTGACCAAGGAGCAGTTGAAGGAAGCCTATCGACAAGCGGGCGAGAATGTAGGTTACATTCTCAAGATTGTCGACTGTACTGTCCCCGAGCAGTTGCAGTTTCTCAAACACTCGCCAACTTACGTTGATGGTGTGATTGTCCCCTGGGTGAGCCTTGGCACGTTTATTCGTGGCTTCGGAACATTCGGGGGCTATCTGCCACATAGGAAAGGAGGCTACGATGATGCGGCTAGGTCGTTCATCGCTGAGGTGGTTGAGGGCCGCAAGAATTGGGGCAACCACGAGTTCAATGATTCATTTCATCATCTGACCAAGCACAAACTTGTGCGTCCAAATCACCGGATTACCCGGGTTCTGGACATGGAAAGAGAGAAGTGCATCGGAGACGTCGGAGCTCGAGTGCCAATTGAGGCGCTCGCTCGACGGTACCAGTGCGAACCTGTAGCGCTCAAGGAGCTCTGCCACCACATCGCGAATTGCCAACTAGGCGATCTCGTGTATTTACCTGTGGTGTCGCACATTTACAACGTGGATTATGGGTAAACCAAGCGTTTGACGACTGTTATTAAGTTAACGGCACCGTCGACGTTATGGGTTATCGAGGGTGGGGGTAACACCCCTGCCAGGGCAGAGTGCACGCTCTATGTGCATCACAGTTAGCGAGAGATCTACACCAAACGCTGCTGGAGAAAGTTCTTTCCCATCAAGAAACATGGCCTCAGGGGGTAGGATCCCCCATAGCCGACGACACTAATGTGAATTCCCTCAATTCACGGTGTTGGAAACAAAACTGCCGAATCTATCATTCTCAAG